CCGCCCGCCGCTGGCAGCCCCCGCAGGGCTTGATACCCACCGCGGTGGTCGCGGCCTTGATGGCCGTGCCGAGCCCGGCCTTGCGCCGTCGCCGCTTGTCGCAGCTCACCTGGCGCAGCCTGCCGTTTTTGGTGACCTCCAAGCAAGCGGTCCTGGCCTCGCCGCGGTGCTGGTAGTTGACCGTCAGCACAGGCGCTGGACCGTGATGCTGTTGGGCGGTTGCCAGATGGTCGGGATCTTGCCCAAGGACGTGAGCCCGTCCGCGGAACAGACTGTCCCGCCGTTTAGTCCGCATCCCGCGTTCCACCCGCCTGTGGGGCCGATGGTGTTGATGGCCGCTGGATACTCGCATCGGACCAGGCGATAGGTCCCGACGGCCATGAACTCGCCGGCGGCGACGCGCCTCGAGTAATGGCAAATCCATGTCCTGCTTACCGTGAAAGTCTGCATGGTCTTGCTGCATGGATTTGGTGGACCGGCATCGTCGAAGTACGGGAACTGGAACGAGTCGGTGTAGGTGTACTGCACCTCAATGTACGAACGGCAATCGCCCGCCGTGCCAGGAGGCGCCGTCACGGCCCAGAAGCATGTCGCAGGATTCCAGTAGACCTGCGCAGCCAGCCACGTGATGACGACACCGCTCTCCTGGTCGTACTCGAGGACGCATGCATCGGCGGGGTCAGGCTCGAACGAGTTGCATTCGCATGCTTCCCACACGATCCCGTGGTCGCCTGCCGAATACGGGCCGTCCTGGTCGATCATGGCGTCGCACATGTCGGCCGTATCGCAGACGCCCAAGGCCAGCGTGGAAAGAGTCAGCGCCTTGCGGCGGTAGGTTGTCCTCCCGCAGTCTCCGCGCATGCAATCAAGGACATGGGAAGAGATTGCAAGACAGCCGAGCCCGGCCGAATCGGCCTTGATGTTGCCGGCCACCACGCGAACCGAATAGCGCGGCGTCGCGCAGGGCGAAACCGGCTCTGGGCACTCCGGGCAGTCGATGCCTCCCGGCTCGGTGCCCCCGCAGCAGCACCGCCGCTTGATCACTTCGAGCTCTGCTTCCGGCACCACCAGAAGCCGAGCCCGGCGCCGGTTGCGAGGAGCGCGGCGATCAGGACGATGGTCGAGGCGAAGTTACTTTCGGCGAGCATTGGCGGCCTTCTTTGGGTGCTTGGTGCGGAAGGTCGCGCCGAGGCTGCAACCAGCCCCGAACGCGGCCACGACGTTGACGATCATCACGATGATCAGGATCTGCTCTTGGGTCATGTCAGGCTCATTTCTTCAGTCTGTACACGACGGCCGCCGCACAGCCCGCGACCACGGCTACCGAGATGAACTTCGCCGCGCCCCAGATAGGCGATTCCTTATCCGAAACATCTGCGATCGACGAGTGCACTTGCGCCGCGCTCTGCTCGATCTCGTCCAGCTCGCCCTGGGCGGCGTTCAGGTGCGCCCGGGCGCGCACGGCAGCGCCGCGCACGTCGTTTGCCTCGTTGGCAATCGTGGCCGTGGCCGATGTGCAGCCGGCGAGGAGGATGGCGGCGGCGGCGCGCTTCATCCGTCGAACCACACTCTGTAGGGCGTGACGGGCAGCGGCGTGAACGTCGGCAGCTCGTCGGCGTCATAGGCCACGCCGGCGGCGATCCGCACGTTCATGTGGTAGCGCGAGTCACCCGGCTTGATGACCACGCCGTCCTCGTCAACCAGCGCCGGGATCGGCCCAATGCGGTCGAGGTAGACGCCGGGGACGGGCTGCACGGTGACCTCGCCGTCCTCGTCGGTGACTTCCTGCGCCAGCCCTGCGGCGATCAGGGCATCGTCCATGTCGGACTCTGTGGTGGTTCGGAGGAGGTAGTCCATGTGATTACAGAGTGGTCAGGGCGTTGATAAATGACTGTGACTGCGAAATAGGCCAGAACTTGATCGCTCGAAGCCATCCGTATATCTGCGTCGGGCCGGGAGCAAACATCCTGATTCGATCAATGCTGCTCGGAGGCGCGGCGTTGTCGCCTGAAAGGCGACTGAATGTCGCACCGTTCTGCGAAAATCTGTAATCAGCAGTTCCATACGCGAACGCAGACTTGGCCCGTGCCGTTGCTGTCGGGCCGAAATAACTTGCGGTTGTTCCGCCCCGAGTCGCAATCGCAATGCTCCGTCGAATCGAAAGCCTGTTCGTTTCGCTTCCGCCTGAGTTGTCCGCAAGTTGAATCCCAGATTGGTTCCCAGACAGCGCGGTGTATTCGACATCCGTGTAAAAGGTTCCCTGTGCAGCCGTGTACCACGATCCTATTGCGAAGTTCGTTGCATCCATGAGGCATTCATCAGCACTCCTGGTCGCCGTGCTTGCGCCCGTGCTGATGTAGGAACTGGCGCCGGCGCCTGCCTCCAGCTGCACCTTGCCGATTTCGTAAATGTTGTTAGCCCCAAATCGGAATCCCACGCGCTGCGCTCCCGTGGTTGCTGCGATCACGAATCGCTTCCAGGAGCTGGTCGTTGTGACCGCCACCCACGTGCTGCCGTTGTCGAGCGTGTATTCGAGATTCGTGCTGCCGCTGCTCCGCTTCGCCCAGAAGCTGAACGTGCGCTGCGCGCTCGTACTCATTGCCGCGGTCGCAATGCAGGTGCCGTTGCCGCCGATGGGAGCAAACTGCGTGGCGCTGTTTGCCACGCCGTCCGGGCCGGTGATTCCATTGGTCGCTCCTGAGATCGTGTACGTGGTGACCCAGTACTGCTCGCTGCTCACCTGCGCGTCATCAAGGCGCTCGGTGTGCGCGAGCAGGTTGGTAGCGGCAGCCTCGATGAGCAGTCCCAGCGGGTTGCCGCTGGTGTCGTACTCAAAGCGCGCCACGTTCGTGCTTGCCGTCTTGACCAGCCCGTCCGCGCCGAGGTAGGTGCCGCTGCTGGCCCGCGTAAGCGTAATCCGCGAATCAAGGGTGCCCGTGGTGAAGTCCAGCGAAAGGGTGGAGCCGTCGCCGAGGCTGGCGCGCCGAAGCATTGAGCCCATCATGGGATGGCCTCCCCTGTCTGAAAGGTAATGTTGCCGATCTGTAGGTTCTCGCTGCCCGAGTTCTGGTCGGCCCAGAGCTGCACCTCGCCGAAGGCGCGGGCCGGGAGCGTCGCGGTGGTGGTGCTCGTCCACGTGAAGCTGGCCGTGCCGCCGCCGGCGCTTACCACCGTGCCGGTGGCCGTCGCCAGGACGGTGCCGCCGACGCGGATGCTGGCCTTCGGCGTGTACGGGCCGCCGGTGGCACTATTCCAATGGAAGTTCGAGCCGTCCTGGTGCACGTGCACCGAGAGGTCGAACTGCGATCCGGGTCGCAGCACAACGGGTGCGGATGGTGTCGTGGCGAAGTCCAGCATTACTCAGCCTCCTCGCAGCGGAGCGGATTCGGGCGGTCGAAGTACGGGAAGACCAGCCCCTTGCGGTCGTAGACCACCCACACGTGCACCTTTGCGCTGAGGTTGGTGGTCGGCCAGGCGCCTGCCGTGTACTGGCTCCCGACGGGCCCGATGGACGCGGACGGGGTGGTCAGGTCGTTGCAGTCGGCGAGGCCGGCCACGTTGTGCCACTCGCGGATGTTCACGCAGTCGGTGTAGGTAAAGCGGCTGTCGGCAGGCTGCGCGATGCCGCCGGCCACGTAGGGGTCGGGCACCCAGAGCTGCACCGAGTACAGCCATCGGTTCGTGCCGCCGCTCCAGGCGGTCGCGCTGTTGACCGTGCAGAGCGCCTGCGCGATGACCGTGCCGCGGACGAGCTGCCGCTGCGCCCAATCGAGCCCCTGCCGGTTGTCGCCGACGGCCGCGGCGGCCTCCGTCCAGCCGTTGCACACCAGCCGGTTGGCCTTGCCGAACAAGCCACGCGAGAAGATGGGCCGGGTGTACGTCATACCTTCTGCGGCCTCGCCTTCGTGAGCTCGCCGTAGATGTCTGCCGGGAGCACGGTGCTGAAGTCCACGAAGTCGGTGTACATCTGGTACCAGCCGACGGACGTCACCTGGAGGATCTGTTGCCCTGCAATGGTGATGCCGGCGGTGAGGATCGGCGCCCCCGTCGCGTTGGGGACAGGCAGCTGCACCAAGTGGTACAGGTTGTCGAACACCCACACGTGCACCAGGCGCCAGACCTCGTTCTCAAGCGTTGCCTGGCAGCCGCGGTAGAGCAGGCTTCCCTTCGGGCAGCCGAAGAGCACGTCGGTGTTGCGCTTGCCCTGGTTGGTGATGAACGTGGAGAATGCAGGCTCGGTCGCCGTGGTGCTTCCCGAGGTCGTGCGATCCCAGAAGTACTCGAGCTGGATCGTCTGCTGCGCCACCTCGCGCTGGCGCGGGTTGCCGTTCCAGTCGAGCTTCGTGCCGCCGATGTCGGTCGGCGGGTAGGACGGGCTGCCGTCTGTCGGCAGGGTTGTCCACGTGCGGTAGGTCTCCATCAGGCGCGACCCCGACGTGCGGGTCTGCCTGGCAAAGACGCCCATGGCGGCGTCCACCATCTCGGGGTTCGAGTAGGTCGCCTGGACGCGCCACGTGTACGGCCGCTCCCGCGCTGGCACCATGTTCACGCTGCGGCAGACGAGTTCCTTGAGGCTGGTGTCGTTCGCATGCACGGCCGTCGGCGGGCGCCGGGACGGCTTCGGCATATTCGTGTCGCCAAGGATGATCTGGTCGCCGGGGTACACGTCGGCCGGGTCGTTGGGCAGCCAGGACGCGAGATATGTGCACACGACCGATGACTCGTTCCCGGGCTGGTTCCACGTCCAGGTGCGGGAGTCGGCAAGCTCGATGACGGTGACGGTTGCGGTCATTGTCCACCCACCGCCTTGGCGATCTGCCGTAAGTACTCGGTCTGCATCTGCTCCTGCGTCTGCATGCCGCGCCCGGGCGCGGTCGGCGCGTAGGCGAAGTTGCTCGCCGTCGTGAGTTCGTTGGCCGTCGCCGTGCCGGCCGCCGCCAGCGTCTGCATGCCCTGGCGCAAGTTCCCCTGGGTGACCTGTTCAAGCCCGGCCAAGCCCATTCCGGCGCCTTCGGTGAGGATGTCCACGATGCTGCCGAAGTTCGCCTGAAACCGAGCCATGGCGCCCATGCCCTGCACCATCTGCTGCGAGTTGCGCTCGAGGCGCGATGCCTCGCCGAGTTTCGCGGCCTCCTTGGCCTGCGTCGCCTCGATTGAGCCGGCCTCGAGCGCCTTGGCGATCCGCATGTTCGCCATGATCTCGGTCACCCTGCCCTGTGCAGCTGCGCCGCCGGCGGCCGCGCTGTAGCGCTGGGTGATCTCGTTGAGCTGCGTGAAGCGACGGTCGATGGCGCCCACGACCGTGCGCAGGGCGTCGAGGCCCATCTGGGCGACGTTCAGGGCGGCCGAGACCGTCGCCGCCGTCGCCGCCCTGCCCGCGCTCTTGTTGAGCTTCTGGAGCTCGGTGTTCGCCGCCGCGACGCCCTTGGTGACGCCGCGGGGGTCGAACTCGGCCCAGATGACTGCCTTCAGGCTCTTGTCAGCCATGGAGGTCTCCGATCAGCCAGGGCATGACCTCGGCCGGCCGGCGGCCGGTGACGGCGCAGGCAATCACCCCGAGCAGGTGCTCGCACCGCTCTTGGCTCGTCAGGTCTTTGGCGAGTCCGAGTTCCATGGTCAGCCGTTGCTCGGGGCTTCCGATGCGCCAGGCGCGTCGTTCTGCCCCGGTGTAGGGCGGGGGCGGTTGACCTCCGTGATGAGCGCCGCCGCCACCTCGGCGTCGAGCTGCCCGATGTCGGCGCCGGCCGCGAACAGCGGCGAACCATCGGGCATGGAGCAGCACTTGGCCCACCAGTAGGGGTTGGCGGCCGCGTTCTGCACGTCGGCCAGGACGGGGCGCCGAACCACGACGGGCCCGATGCCGTCGATCTCGACGGTGCGGGGCGCGGCGGTGACTTTGGCGGGATCGACGGGCATCAGGTCGCCCGCTCGAAGGTGAGTTCCCAGAGCCCCGCACCGGTGCCGTCATCGGTCAGGGTCGCGCTGGTGATGATGATGTTCCATGAGCCGTAGGCATTGCCGCCGCTCGAGGTGTAGTCGGTGTAGGTGAACGTGAGCGTCGCGGTCGTGGTGACGGCGTTTGCCAACGTGGTCGGCAGGATGTGCGCCCGGAGGGTGTTGTCGATGGTGCTGTCCTGCCGGTACAGCGTCATGCTGCCCGTCTGCCTGGCGCGTCCGGCTGCCCGCTTCTCGATGTAATCGCCGATCTGGGTGATGTCCAGGGCGGCGCGCTCCTGGTTGATGGTGACGGCGCGGCAGGCCACGGAGCTCTGGCCGCTGAAGGTGACTGTTCCGCCGTAGCCTGGGACGAGTGCCATGGGTTAGCTCTCCACGAGTTGGATGGTTGCGGTGATGGTGCCGATGCGCTCCGCGTCGGACTGCCCATCGTCGGGTGTTTCGGTGGTCATGGTGACGCTGAAAGCCGTAAGGATGGTTGCGAAGCCTTGCGCGCTGACCAAAGGGGGATTGGTTGTCAGATTCAGAAACTGGTCATCGACCATGGCGCTCACCGCGTCCACGGTGTCGGCGATGCAGGCAATCTCGACCGTGACCTGCCAGAGTTCCTTGCGGTTGGCGGGCGTGGCGTCGAACCGGTGCATTGTCATCAGCTCGGCGTTCGTCACCTCGAACACGATGCAAGGGGTCGCCTGCGTCGCCTGGCGCAGCCCGACGAACATCGGGTAGTTGCCCGTGTCGAGCGCTGAGAACAAGCTTTTCATGGCGTTCGTGAACGACATGGCTCAGAGCCTCAGCACGGACTTCGCCGCGGCTAGGGTTTCGGTGGCGATGGACTCGCCGAGCTTCTGGATGTTGGTCGTGGCGAACCGTGTGCTGATGCGCCGGCCGGCCACCACGGTGCCGCTGCGGTGGCGGAAGCCGTTCTCGAGCAGGTGCCAGACGCGCTGGCGGCCTTTGGCGGCTGCCCCGCCCTTGCGGCCGTACTGGACGCCCATCCGCATCTGGAGCGCCGCGTCCGCGGTGCTGCCCTTGCGGCGGATGTCCACCTTCGTGGCGCTGGCAATGGCCCGACGGTGCAGCGGGCGCCCGCGGAACGACGCCGAGCGCCAGAGGTTCTTGAGCGTCTTGAGGTATGGCGCAAAGGCGCGCCGGGCGCCCGTCTTGCGGACACGCTCGTTCATCTTGGGCGACAGCTCGGCCAGCACCTTGCGGAGCCTTGCATCGTCCACGCGCATGCGGACGGCGCTCACGGCACCACCTCCGTGGCCTCGAGCTCCATGCGCCGCCGGCGCTGGTCACGATCCCAGCAGGCGCGGACATTGAAGGTGCGGTCGGTGCCGTGGTCGTTCCAGACCAGCCGGCTGCGGGCGCTCAGGTCTGGGTGCCAGGACGCCAGCATCCGCCAATCGGTGCGCACGGAGACGCCGCGGTCATCCATCACCTCCTGCGTCCCAGCGACCTCGACGTGGCAGAACACGGTGCCGACGTTGACCCACGCCTCGGTCGGCTGGCCAAAAGTGTCCACCGCCCTGGTCGGGTTCTGGATCGTCATGGGGACGCGAAGCATCCCGGCCGGGACGTGCCCGGCCATCAGCCGATCCCCTTCCCGTACATCTTGCAGATGCGATCCCAATAGGCGCCGGGCAGCGCCACGGTATCGTCGCCGCGGCTGGCCTCGATCTCGACGGCCCGCTGCATGAGGGCCATCTCGAGGAGCGGGTCGAGCGTCGCGCTGCCGCACGTGAGGGTGATGGTGATTGGGTACACCAGGCTGACGGCCGCATTGGCCGTGTTGGTGTCCATCATCACGTACTTCAGCCCGTTGATGGTGACGAGCTTGAGGCTCTGCACCACCGAGCTCGAGTCGGTCGCCGACACGGACGAGCACGGCTGGCGCGCCAGTAGCACCAGCGCCTCGTCGTTGTCGGGGGCATCCGGCACGTACTGCGTCCGGGTGTTCACGTCGAGCACCCAGCCGGTGCGGGCCTCGAGCTCCGCGACGGCCGCGTCCCAGGACATGGCAAGAGCCGCATCGTCGTACTGATGCGGCTTGCGGGCCCATGCCCTGAGCTTTGGCAGGTCAATCGGCATCGGGTCTCCTCAGCATGGGGGTGCCCCGCGAACGGGGCACCCCCAGCCTCTGGGGGGAGATGACCTATCAGGCGTTGGTGACCTGGAGCTGGACCATGGCCTTGCCGCGGGTGAAGGCGGCGTTGCCCCAGCCGAACCCGCGGAACACGATGCGGGCGCTGTTCGCGGAGGTCAGATCGTCTCGGCGCATGGACATGCCGCCCCACTCGCGGATGGCGTAGGCCTCCGAGAAGTTGCCGAGCAGCGCCAGGACGTTCTTGCCGGTGGTGCCCGTGCTCACGTGGGTCGGCAGGTAGTCCGTCACGTAGACCGGGAGGCCCAGCAGGAAGCCGCTAGCGCCCTGCGTGATGCCCGCGTCGGAGCTCGGGACGAACACCGGCACGTTGCTGCCGCTCGCGGCGCGGAGGTCTGCGACCTTCGCGTACATGTCCTTCGGCATGATCCACGCCGACGAACCCCAGTACGCCGTGGGCAGCTGCGTGTAGCGCATGTCCATCAGGTTTGCCACGGTCGCCGCAGCGGTCACAGCCAGGGCGCGGGTGGTGCCGCTGCTGGTCGCGGTGGTGATCTGCGTGGCCGACGCCTGGACGGTAAAGAGCGCGTTGCTCGGGCCGTTGGTCACGCCAGCCATGTATCCGCCCTCAGTCATGCGGGCAAACTGCCGCATGAGGTTGTCCACGACCTCGGCCTCGATGTCGAAGTTGGCGCTGTAGATCAGCTGCTCCGACACCTGCGTCTTGGGCAGGATTGGCAGGGGCTTCAGCGACACCTCGGCAAACGCCGGGTCGATGTCCGTCGCCGCGGTGCTGCCGGTGTCCGGCGGGCTCCAGGCGTTGGTGTAGCTCGAGGGCTCGAGCGTGTTGTAGCGGAGCGTCGCGTCGCCGCGGGCGACCGTGCGGTAGTCGCAGACGTTGCGCGTGATGCTGTTCGCCTGGAGGTACTTGTAGATGGTCTCCTCGACCTGCTTCGGGATCAGGATGCTCGAGCTCGCGGTGCTGATCAGCTCGCGGAACTCGGCGACCTTGCCGCCCTTGAGCCAGCCGTAGAACGCATCCCGGTACTCGGGGCGGCTGCGCTGCTCGTCCTCGCGCTCGCGGACCTCGGTCTTGGCCTTGGTCGCCAGGGCGTGGCCGGCGAACCGCTCGCGCAGCTCGGCGGCGGAGCGCTTCTGGTTCAGATCGTTCAGCTCGTCCATGAGCTGGGTGGCGCGCGCCTCCTGCTCGACGCTGATCTGGTCGTTGGCAAGGATGCCCTCGACCTCGGTCTCGATGGCCTTGCGGCGCTCAATGATCTCTGCCTGCTTCATCGAAGTGTCCTCATCCGCAGACGCAGCCTGACGAGTGCCGGGCTGTAGGTGCGTGCTTCGGCGTGCGTCTGCGGATACGCGCCGTTTTCAACGATGGAGACCTCACGGAGGTCAACGTCCAGGAGCGTGCGCTCGGAGCCCTTCCAGGCATCCTGCCGCACGTGGAATCCAAAGCTCATCTCGGTGAGCACCCCAGCCTCGACCAACGCGCGCACGTCGCGGGCGCGCTGGGTGTCGGGGAGATCGACCTCAAAGGCGAGCCCGCGCTCGTCGGAGCTGAGCTTGAGCAGGCCGCTCTTCGTGTTCGCAAGCAGCTCGCGGCGGTCGTGGCCGACGAGTAGCTGCACGTTCGAGCCCAGGCTGCGCTCGAAGGCGCTCGGCGCCACGCGCTCGGTGAACGGCTTGCCCTTGTTGATGCCGGGGAACGCGAGCAGGTGGCTCGGCGCGTCGTAGACGGCCGCGTAGCCGCCGAGCTTGGCGCCGTTGCGCTCGAAGGCGGTCGTGCGGGTCTCAAGCATTCTGGTCTCCCTCCGCGTCGGGGTTGCCAACCTCTGCCGCCGATCCGCCTGGCATGGAGACCGTCGGCGTGTCCAGCCCGGCGACAGGCGGGAGGCCCAGCATGTGCCGTGCGTCGTTGGGGCTCATCACGCCGGCCAGGACGAGCTTCGAGTAGCTCATGCCCTGGTCGCGGAGGCTGCCGCGGGTAATGGGGCTGATGTCGAACTTGACCCGCTCGCCCGGACGGCAGAGCTTCCGCGTGAGCTCCGACTCCCACGCGGAAGCCCAGAGGGCGATGGCGCCGTCGGAATAGGCGCGGGCGGTTTCAGCCTGCGACGCTAGCGCACCACCGCCCTGCTGGAAGAGCATTTCGGGAGGGACGCCGTAGGCGCGGGCGATCTCCTGCACCGAGAACCGGCGCGACTCGAGCATTGAACTTGAGGTCTCCTGCGAGATGCGCTCTGCCTTCATTCCCTCGCGCAGGATCAGCGGCCGGCTGGCGCCATCGGCTTGGGCGTGCATGGTTTGCCACGCATCTCGGATGGCTTGCACCGCTTGGTCGCTCATTGCGCCTTGGTGCATCAGCGCAATCTTGCCCGTGGAGCCCGTTTTCACAAGCCCAGCGTGCGCCGCGTCCTGGTCTGCGGTCAGCTCGAACGCTGGCTTCGCGGCGTCGATGGGGCTGCGGAACCAGCACGGCTGGCGCGGGTCGGGGTAGCACCCAAGGTGCAGCAGCTGGTCGGCCTGGAGGGTCGTGTCGTTCAGCCGGTAGGTCATCCCCTCCTCGGTCAGCTCGCCGAGGAAGGCGTCAGCCGGGACGGGCTGGAGCTCGGCCACGCTGCCGTCGGAGGCGCGGCGGATGAGCGCGAAGCCATTGCCGCGTGTGAGCGCGACGGTGGTCGTGAACCGCCGCAGCTCGAAGCCGCTCTGCCACCGGCTGGCGTCGCCGTTCATCAGCGCGGTGACGGGGTGGTCGGCGATCTCCTGCCCTTCGGAATCGAACACCTTGACGGGCAGGCGGGCGATGTCGCCGGCGATCAGGTTCGTGGCGCGCACCACCGCCGGGATCGACTCGAGCGATGCCCGCACCAGCGGATCAGGCGAGCTGAACCACGTGATGCCGAACTTCAGGCGGAAGATGCGGTCGAACAGTCCCACACGGGGATGGGAACGGAACGCCCCGATTTTGCAACCGGATTTCCAAATTCTGCAACGCGTACCTCAGCGCGTACCTCAGCTTGCACCTCAAGTGCACCTCAAGTGCACCTCAATGTCACTTCGCTGTCAGTTGGCTGTCCGGTCAGCCGATGGGGCAGCTGCTGTTGGCGATGCCCGACGCCTCGCGCACCTGGTGGTGCTCGAGGAGCAGCGCCGCCATGTTGCCGGCGACCACCGCGTCGGTGTTGCCCGCCGAGCGCCCCTTCACGGGCCGGGTGTTGCCCACGTTGTCCCGGATCAGGCGCACGGCGTTCAGCGCTGAGCGCAGCACCGGGTCGGGGTCGTAGGTCAGCTGCTTCGAGCGCAGCAGGTCGCACCAGACCTTCCACGCCGGCGCCATGGTGCGGATGGACTGATCCACCGGGACGATGGGCCAGCCCTTTTCCTGCCACCGCCGGATGTCCCGGGCCTGCGCCGGGTGCGGATCTACCCCGATCTTCCGCACGTCGTAGCGGCGCATCAGGTGCTCGAGCTCGGCCTCCACGACGGTCATGTCGTGCCACTCGCCCGGCATCCGCCGCAGGTGCCCTTGCTCCACCCAGGCGCCCAACGGGCACTTCGAGCGCCGCTCGTCGAGCTGGATGTCCGTGCCGGCCCACCAGCTCACCGTCCGGGCCCGCACCTTCTCGCCGTCCACGACCATCAGGCACAGGCTGGTGAGGTCGAGCTGCGCACCGTAGCCGCCCCGGCTCAGGTCGATGGCGACCACCGCCGGCGCGCCCTGGAGGCGATCCCAGCTCACCTGCTCGGTCTGCCGGTCGAGCACCCCGAGGTCGAGGTCGGTGGTGGCGATTTCGTGGTAGCGGCAGGCGATCTGAGTCTCGAACTCCGCGATCTGCGTCGGGTCGCCCGACGCCAGCATCGTCCTGGCCGCGCTCTCGATGTCGGCGCGCTGCGTGGTCACCCCGAGCGACGGGTGCGCCTTCGGCCATGCCTCCGGGTCATCGGCGGCATCGTCCTGGTCGAGGCCATAGAGCATGGCGAACCAGCCATGCGGCAGCGCCTCCCCCTGCGTCAGCGCCTTCTCGCAAGCCTCCCAGTACGCCCAGATGGGCATGGTGCGCTGCTCGGGATCGGGCGTCGAGATCGCCAGGCATTGCGCTCTCGGGTTCTTCGACAGGCCCGTCAGCAGCCGGCCGACGCCGTAGCGCATGCGCGCGGCCTCGTCCATCAGGCACAGGCGATCCATGCGCCCGTCCAGCGCCTTGTCGGTGCACGGCAATGTAGTAAATACTGCATCCCCATGGAGAACGCGGCCCGGGATGGCGATGGTCGTCGCGCCCGTCGCCTTCCACTCCGTGCCGTCGGGGTGGTTCCCGTTCATGGTCTCGCACATCTGGCGCATGCGCTGCCAGACGATCTGCGACAGCCGGCCGTCGGGCGCCGCGCAGCTGAAGCTCAGGCGCTTCTTCGGGTCGGCCAGGCCGTGCATGAGGTGCCCGGCCGCGGTCTCGGTCTTGCCGTTGCCCTTCGCCATCACGACCAGCACGGCCTTGAAGTACGGGTGGTCGGTCTTGACGCCCTCCACGACGCGCCTGGCGCCGTGCAGCACCATGCCGAGCATGCATTGCCACGGCAGCCACTCGAGCGCCGTGCCGGCGCCCTCCTCGACGCCCTGGCCACACTTGCGGGCAAAGGCGCGCACGGCCTCCGCGCCCGCCTCGTCCCACCAGATCCCGGCCTTCGCCTTGCGGAGCTCGAGGTAGCGGCGGCAAGCCTCGCGGATCCGCACGTTCGCCACGACCCGGCCGGCCACGACCTCCGTCGCGTAGGCGTCGGCGAGGTCGGCGCATAAAGCATGGCCCGTAGCGGCTTTGCGGCCTTTCCGCTTTTTGGAGGTACCCATAGCGCGGTACCCTGTGCCCTCTACCCCCCTCGGGGGTGATGGGGGGGCATCGTTTTTGCGCTGCGTGTTACGCGCCATCATCCGCACTCGAGGTCGAATTGCGTCTTGCGCTGGTGACACGGCTTGCAGAGGCTTTGCAGGTTGTGCCATTCGTTGCTGCCGCCCTTGTGCAGCGGCTTGATGTGGTCTGTCTCGAGGTCAACGATGCTGCCGCATCGAGCGCATCGAGGGTTGCATGCCTTGTGCAGCGTGGCCGTGCGTGTCCACGTGCCGCCCCTGGCACGACCCCAATCCTTGCCCGAAAGGGGCTTGCCTAGGTTGCCTTGCCAACGCATGCGGCGCATTCCTTCACCCCGCTTTCCTTGAGCGCTTCCATCAGCTCGTCATCGTCAGACACGCGCCAGGCAATGATCCATGGCGAATCGTCCTGCCTGCACAGGATCATGGGCACCGTTCCCTCGAGCCGGTCGCTGTACGCCTTGTCGAGCCACCGCTTCACGCTGCGCTGCGTCGGTGCCTTGTAGGCAAGCGTGTCCTGGCGCACGGCAACGAAGATCGCGGTGATGGCGCAGAAGAACAGCCCCTGTATGTCATCAATGAACAGCGCGCTCGGCCGTTCCTTCACCCTGCGCGACCACCACTCCAGGCCGCCTTGGTAGCGCTTGACCTCGACATGCACCTTGGACGTAGCCGGCGGCAGCGGCTCAATGTCTGCCGTGGCCTTGCCATGGCGCTGGGCCGTGCGTATCCACTTCGTGCCGGTCAGCACGGACATGACCAGCGCTGCCTCAAGCTCCCCGTTCTTGCCCTTGCGTCGGCTCTTTGCGCTCATACTTCCTCCCAGCTGTTGTTGGCGCGGTTGAGGCGCACCGGCGGATCGCGGTCGAGGCGGCCTGGGCGCAAGCCCCTGGCGTCGAAGTCGCTGCCGAAGGTAAGCGCTGAAAGCTGCAGCCTCGCGTCCTGCACCTGCGTCCAGCACTTCTCCTTGAGCGTCGCGCACTTCTGCATTTCGAGCTGCGCGTCGCGCCAGAGCTTCGTGGCCTGCTCGTAGCGGGTCATGCATCCCTCGAGGTATGCAAGCCGCCGTGCATATTCATCCGCCCGCGTTCCATCACCGCGGGCGGGTGGAGCAACGTGCTCCACGTGTTCGTCGCCTGGGTCGGTCATGCTGCCACCCTCCCTACTCCGATGCGAAATGCCAACACGGCCAGCCGGTCGCGCACCTCGCCGCCGATGCCGTCCAGCGTCGTGGCAAGGTTGTCGTAGGGCGGGACGCCCGTGTCGCCCCACCTGTCGCCCAGGCGTGACCACCAGCGCCCGAGCTGGTCGCGGGCGACCCCGAGCTCGAGGAGGCGCCGCTCGGTCACGCGGCGCTGGGCCGCGCAGAGCTCGTCGGCGCCTTCTGGCACCCAGCGCCGGATCCGGCGGATGGCGTCCTCGGGGATCCCCTCCCATGGCGAAGCCGCCACCCCCCTGCCGGCCTCAGCCGGCGGCGGGTTAGGTTGGTAGTTAGTTTGGGTATTAGGATCCCTCGCTCTGTGTGAGCGACCACCTCGCTCAGCCTGAGCGACCACCTCGCTCTGTGTGAGCGAGGTACCTCGCTCAGCGTGAGCGAGGTGAAGCATGTACGTCAGCGCCTTGCCGTACCCCTTTGCGGTGACAACCTGCTTCGACCGCAGCCCCGTCAGGGCGCGCTTGACGGTCGAGATGTGCAGCCGCGTCTTGGCGGCCAGGGCCGCCTGAGACGGGAAGATGCGGTCGCCGTAGTCGGCCAGGGCGAGGAGCACCAGCAGCTCGTCCGAGCTCAGGCACGGCGCCAGGCGGAACACCTGGCCGATGCGGTTAGTCGGCTTCGGCGTGGCCATCCTTGGCCTCCTTTCGCTCAATGTCAATCCATTCGTAAGGGCGCTTGCCCGGCTTGAGAACGCCCATTCGGTCTCCCCGCGCGTAGCAGTTCCATGCGCGCACGATCTTCACCATGATGTCCTCGCGCATGTTGTTGCCTTGCAACGGCATCATCAGCGCATTTCGCAGGTGATAGGCCGGGTCGGTCGATCTGAGAAGCTCGCCCACGGTCACCTGGCGATGAAACTCCTCGACGCCGCTGGACACCGAGTCTATGAACGCGCAGACGCCACTTAATACTGACCCGCCAGACCATCGGTATTTCCTGACGGGGTACTTGTCGCAGGCCTGTATGACGAGGTCATGCGAATATGCCTGCTTCAGGTGATAGGTCGCCTGCTCGAGCGTCAGGCAAATCTTGGCGGCGGCTATGTCGCTCTTCGACAGGTCGATGCCGAGGATCTGGCAATGGTTGAACGTATTCCTCGGCATGCCGGCGTCCACCTTGGTGATGTCCGCGTGATCAATGTGCGCGACAAAGCACTCCAGCGGCTTGCCCACCTTCAGCGCAGCGCAAAGCCTGTGCTGGCCGTCTGCAAGCGTCCCATCCTGGTAGAGCAGGATCGGCGCCACTTCCGGCCGCCATTGTCCTGCGCGCATCTGCACGGCCAGCATGTCGACGCGTGTCTTGCTGACTGACCGATTGCGCTGATTCTCGACCAGCAGTTCCATGTCAGAAATGCTCAAAGTGCGGCGCTTCATCAGTCCACCTCCATGTCGATGAGGTCGCTGACCACGACGCCGTCCTTGTAGGGCTCGAGCTTCACCAGCACCATGCGCCCGGCCAGGTCAGCCACCGGCTTGAAGCTGGTGAACCACTCCGTGTCGTTCCCGTCCTCGAGGCAGACGCGCCAGTACTTCTTGCCGGCCTTGCTCACCAGCTCCTCGAAGCCCGCACAAACTCCGCGAACCTCGCGTAGCGCCCCGCCATTGCCTTTGGGCTCGTCCTTGGCCTTGGGAGGGGCCGGGAGGCTCCGAAAGCCCTCGGACGCCTCCTGGGGCATCCTAGACCCCTTCTCGGGCATCTCCTCGCTGAGGCTGCCCTCGGCGCCCACCAGAGCCGTCGCCCAGCCCATCACCCCCTTTAGGGCGCGCCCGGTCGCCCGGGTCGATGCCATGCCCATCCTGGCGAAATGCGGCTTCTTGCCCCACCCCCGCTCGTCATCGAACACGGCCGAGATCCCGGTCGCCACCACGACGCCCTGGAGCATTACGGTCGCCACGGCCTCCCACCGGCCCGGAATGCCATCGTCGCCCCTGGCGATGTAGCGGCAGGTCGAGGTGCCCGTCGTGTAGCCCAGGCTGGTCGCCATGGCCTGGGCGCCGGCCACCTTCAGATACCGCTTGCCGTCGATCACGTCGATGTAGTGCTTCTCCACCACGTCGCGCACGGCTGCGATGGCGTCGCGGGAGCGCTTGACCAGCTCGGCCGGCGGGATCAGGGCCAGCGCCGTTTCGTTGGTTGCGTTCACTTGCGCCCCCCCTTCCGCTCCTCGAGCACGGGCTTCTGGGCCAGCGCCTCCTCGACCAGCATCTCGAGCTGCGCTCGGATCGACCTGCGATTGGCCTCGGCCACCTTGGAAACCCGTTGCCACAGGTTCCACTCGATGCGAACGGGGATCGTCCCCGCCGTAGTGCGTTGCATCATCTCCACCTTTCTGCGGCTAGGTGCCGCGCCGGAAAGGGTATCGGATTTTCTCCCACACGTGCTTCAGCCAATCCACGGGGATTTCATCGAGCTGCGCCGCCCGCCGCTGGCAGCCCCCGCAGGGCTTGATACCCACCGCGGTGGTCGCGGCCTTGATGGCCGTGCCGAGCCCGGCCTTGCGCCGTCGCCGCTTGTCGCAGCTTACCTGGCGCAGCCTGCCGTTTTTGGTGACCTCCAAGCAAGCGGTCCTGGCCTCGCCGCGGTGCTGGTAGTTGACCGTCAGCACAGGCGCTGGACCGTGATGCTGTTGGGCGGTTGCCAGATGGTCGG